CAGCCGTGATCGCTCGCCGCACCACCCCCATGTTCGCCACGACAATTTGCGAAGGATCGCTGTTCGGCCGCACGTTCGTGGCGCTCAGCGAGGACAATCAGCGGATGGGTGAGACGCACCCCAACTCAGTCCACTCGGATGAGCTGGTGGAGGCGATCCGCGACGCCTATGACGCCGGCGCACCGCCGGAGGGTGAGAAGCGCACGCGCTACAACTCGGTGGGCTACAAGCGGCTGTCCAGGCAGTTCAATGTGCCGGTCGCGACCGTGGCCAAGATTTGCAGCTTTGAGCGGCGCGCGATCTGGCCAGCTCGGTGGAAGCGCATCTAGCCGGGTGTACGTTCTGCGCTGAGCGCTGCGCGATCTTGGGCTATGGCCCGGCTCTCCACGTTCTCTCGCGAGGTGTTCGACTACATCTGCGAACAGCTCTCCGAAGGGGCAACACTCAAGGCGATTTTGAGCGACGAGGCTTTGCCCTCGGTGCCGACCTTCTTCAGGTGGATGACAGAGCAGTCCGAATTACGAGAACCCTATGCGCGCGCCACGCGCGCGAAGGCTCACGCTCTTGTCGATCTGGGCCGTGAGGCGGTCGATGACGGCCGCAACGACTGGATGGAGAAGCACAACGAGCAGGGCGAGTGCATCGGCTGGCAGCTCAACGGCGAGAGCGTGCAGCGATCCAAGGCCAGGGCCGATTTCTACAAGTGGGAGGCGTCGAAGCTCGACCCCTACACCTACGGCGACAGGCAGATCATCGACCTGAACGTGAACGTGGCCGCCATGTCCTACGAAGCGCTGATGGAGCGTGTTCACGACCTGTTGCGCACCGGCCACCTGCGCCTGCCGCCGGGCGTGGAAATCATCGAAGGCGAGCTGGTGGAGGAGGAGCGCGATGACAGCGACCTCGCCTAAGCGCTACGTGCTGCTCCAGGCTCGTGACGGCACCTGGGGCGTGGCGCAGATCGGCAAGCGCTACAGGCTCGTGGCCCAGGGCCTCACGAAGGACGCGGCCAAGGCCGCACGCGACGCGCTGTGATCCCGATCCCAGCCTTTGCCCGATGGGCGGACGGCGTGATCCGCGAGCTGACGGCCGATGTGCTGCGCGAGCTGGTGCTTGCCGGCGAGGAGGCGCGCCGCATCCTGCCCTGGCTACCGATCCCAGACACGGACGGCATGCCGCACCCTCAGCGACAGGCGCTGGAGAGCTTGGCGGACATCGTTGGGTATGGCGGCGCGGCTGGAGGCGGCAAGACCGATCTCGCCTGCGGCCTGACCATCACCCGGCACCGCAAGATCATGATCCTCCGGCGGGTCGGCACCGAGCTGACCGGCATCGAAGACCGGCTTGAGGAGCTGTGCGGTGGGCGCGACGGCTACAACGGCCAGAAGAAGATCTGGAAACGCACGCGGGCTGATGGCGTCAAGCAGCAGATCGAATTCGCCTCGCTGCCCAACCTGGGCGACGAGAAGGGCTATCAGGGCAGGCCTCACGATCTCGTGGTGTTCGATGAGGCGGCCAACTTCCTAGAGGCCCAGGTCCGCTTCCTGTGTGGCTGGGTGCGCACCACGATCAAGGGCCAGCGCACCCGCGTGCTGATGTGCTTCAACCCGCCGACCTCGGCCGAGGGCCAGTGGATCATCGCGTTCTTCGCGCCCTGGCTCGACCCGCGTCACCCAAACCCGGCCACGCCCGGTGAACTGCGCTGGTTCGCCACGGTGAAAGGCAAGGACATGGAGGTGCCCGACGCCCGGCCCTTCATCCTCGGCCCCAAGCCGGCCGAGCTGCCGGTCTACGACTTCGACCCCAAGGACTACCGCGGCGACAAGCAGGTGCTGGTGATCAAACCCAGGTCGCGAACCTTCATCCCTTCCAAGGTCACGGACAATCCACACCTCATGGGCACCGACTACATGGCCGAGCTGCAAGCTCTGCCCGAACCGCTCCGTAGCCAGATGCTCTATGGCGACTTCCAAGCCGGCATGCAGGACGACGTGTGGCAGGTGATCCCCACGTCCTGGGTCGATGCGGCCATGAAGCGGTGGGAGGCCTGGGCGGCTGAGAACCCCGGCAAGAAGCCAGGGCCGATGGACAGTATTGGCCTCGACATCGCCCGCGGCGGGGCTGACGAGACGGTCATCGCCCGCCGCCATGGACCGTGGTTCGATGAGCCCATGGCCTATCCAGGCCAGGAGACGCCTGACGGCAACCACGTCATGGGCCTGACGCTCCAGGCGCGGCGCGATCTGGCCCCCATCCATCTTGACGTGATCGGTGTCGGCGCATCGCCCTACGACCTGTTGCGCAACGCCGAGGTGCAGGTGCGCGGCATCGACGTGCGCAATGTGGCGCCAGGAACCGACCTGAGCGGCATGCTCGGGTTCTTCAACCTGCGCTCTGAGCTGTGGTGGCGGATGCGCGAGGCCTTGGACCCGGAGCAGGGCAAGGGCCTGATGCTGCCGCCCAACAGCCGGCTGCGCGCCGACTTGTGCGCGCCGACGTGGAAGCCCCAGGGCGTGAAGATCAAGGTGGAGAGCAAGGACGACATCAAGGATCGGATCGGCCGCTCGCCGGACTACGCCGACGCCTACTGCCTGGGCCTGATCAACACCATCAAGATCGCCCACCTGCCGGGTGTACGTTCCGGCAGCGCTAGGCGTGAACATGACCCCTATGCATGACGCCCCTACGCTCACGCTGCGCCGCACCCTGGACGCCAGCTTCCTGAACCAGATCGTGGCCCACCAGCAGGTGCGCGACATGATGGGCGTGGCCGACGACAGCACCATCGACCTGACGGCCACCTGCGCCGACGCCCGCAACATCACGCTGCTCGCCGAGCACGGTGGCTTCATCTTCAAGCAGTGGTCGCCCGGCTACTACGAGCTGCACACGATGTTCGAGCCGCGGGGCCAAGGCCGTGAGCGCTATTGGGCCAGCGTGCTCGCCGCCCGCTACATGTTCCTGCGCACCGACGCCACCGAGCTGGTGACGAAGGTTGACCGGCTGGCCCAGGGCCACGTGGCGGCCGATCTCGCCGTCCGGCAGTTCGGCTTCCGGCGGACAGGCGACGCCCAGGACCGCTACATCACCTACAGCCTCGCCATGAGCGATTGGGCGCAGCACGACACGGCCTGCGTCGAGCGCGGTGAGGCCTTCCACGAACAGCTTGAAGCGGCCAAGGCCGCCCAAGGCTCAGAGCGTCCGGCGCACCCCGATGACCCCTGCCACAACGGGATCGTGGGCGCGGCCTACGCCTGCGTGCTGGAGGGCCAGGTGCTCAAGGGCGTCAACTTCTATAACCGCTGGGCGCAGCTCGCCGGGTACGAACCGATCATCATGCTCGGGGCGTGGCCGCCCGTCATCGACCTCCATGACGCCATCGTCACCGTGACGGACGGAGCCATGGACATGGTTCTCGTGCGCTAGGAGCCGCCCATGATCGTCACCGCTCTCGTCGCCGCCACGGTGGTGTCCGCTGGTGCTGCCGTCTATGGCGCGGTGGAGGCGGGCAACGCCGCGAACATGGCCGCCCAGAACGCCCAGACCCAGGCCGCCAATCAACAGGATCAGATCGACCAGCTCATCGCGTCGAACAACGCGAACCTCGCCGCTGAGCAGCAGCAGAACCAGCAGATCATTGCTCAGATGCAGACCGACAGCACCAACCAGATCAACCTGCTGTCGGCCCAGAACCAGCAGCTCCAGAAGTCGATAACCGACCAAGGCGCGCAGTTCCAGACGGCCACCCAATCGCTGATCGACGCCCAGAACCAAGCCGCCAAGCAGGCGAGCGATGCGGCCAAGGCCGCCGCCGACGCGGCCAACAACTCGGGGCAACTGCCCCACGCGGCCAACTACGGCGAGAACCTGCTGGCCAACCAGCGGAAGAACATGGGCGGCATCACGTCCACCATGCTGACCGGGGCAGGCGGCGTTGACAGCGGCGCGCTGACGCTCGGCAAGACCACGCTGCTGGGGGCCTCATGAACCGAGCCGAACGCCGTGCGGCGATGAACGGTCAGACGAGCCTGAACGGCAAAGGCTCAGGCGCGGGCGGCGCGCCGATGCACCCCGACATCACGATCCGCGACCAGACCGAACGCCGCAAAGGCGCGCTGTGGACGGAGCGCGCCTCGTGGGACGCCCACGCCCGTGAGCTGGCCCAGCACCTGCTGCCGCGCAGCTCTCGGTTCTTCGCCCAGGACCGCAACCGCGGGGGCAATCGGCACAACCACATCTACGACAGCAGCGGGATCAAGGCGTCCCGCATCCTGGCGGCCGGCATGATGAGCGGCGCGACCAGCCCGGCGCGCCCATGGATGCGCGTCACCATCGGCAGTGACGACGTGATGAAGCGCGCGGCCGTGAAGCTGTGGTGCTCGGCGGTCACGAAGCTCATGCTGATGATCTTCGCCGAGAGCAACGTCTACCGCGCGCTGCACACCACCTACGGCGAGCTGGGCGTCTTCGGCACCCACAGCACGCTGCTGACGCCCGACTTCAAGGACGTGGTGCGCGCCTACCCGATGACCTTCGGCGAGTACGCCATCGCCCAGGACAAGCGCGGCGAGGTGGACACGATCTACCGCGTCTTCGACAAGCCGGTGGGCGCCATTGTCAGCGAGTTCGGCTACGCCAACTGCTCGGCCTCGGTGCAGCTCGCCTATGACCGCCGCAACCTCGACCAGTGGCGCACCATCGTGCACGCCCTGGAGCCCCGGCTTGACCGCGACGCCAACAAGCAGGACGCGCTCAACATGCCGTTCCGCTCGCTGTACTACGAGCAGGGCAGCCCCAAGAACATGTTCCTGCGCGAGAGCGGCTTCAACCGCTTCCGGGGCCTGTGCCCCCGCTGGCAGGTGACGGGCGGCGACATCTACGGCGAGAGCCCTGGGATGGAAGCCCTGGGCGATGTGAAGCAGCTCCAGCACGAGCAACTGCGCAAGGCGCAGGGCATCGACTACATGACCAAGCCCCCGGTCCAAGCGCCGACCAGCGCCAAGGGCCAGGAGATCGATCTGCTGCCCGGCGGCACCAGCTTCGTGGACAGCGCCAATCCGCAAGGCGGCCTGCGCTCGGTGTTCGAAGTGCGGCTGGACCTGAGCCACCTGCTTGAAGACATCAACGACGTGCGCGGCCGGATCAACTCGGCCTTCTACGCCGACATGTTCCTGATGCTGGCCCAGAGCGAACTGAGCCAGCCCGGCGTGACGGCCACGGCTGTGGCCGAGGCGCACGAAGAGAAGCTGCTGATGATCGGCCCGGTGCTGGAGCGGCTGCACAACGAGCTGTACTCGCCGCTCATCGACATGACGTTTGACGAGATCGTGCGCACCGGCCTGCTGCCGCCACCGCCGCCCGAAATACGTGGCATGCCGCTTCAGGTCGAATACACCTCGGCCCTGTTCCAGGCGCAGAAGGCCGTGGCCACCGCGGGCGTGGATCGGTTCGTGGTGCAGCTCGGCACGCTCGCCGGCCTGGGCATGACCTCGGTGCTCGACAAGTTCGACAGCGACGCCTGGGCCGACTGGTACTCTGACGCGCTCGGCGTGGACCCGTCGCTCATCACCTCGGATGGCAAGGTGGCGCTGATCCGCGCCCAGCGCGTCCAGGCCCAGCAGGACCAAGCCAAGCAGGCCCAGGCCGCAGACGTGGCCAGCACCGTGCAGAAGCTGGGCACCGTGCCAACGCCGGACGGATCGAACGCTGGAGCCGCCGCGCTGGCCGGCATCAACCAGAGCGGCGCGGCGCGTGGCGTCCTGGCCGCCAGCGTCGGCACCGCCGGCCCGCTCAACCCCGTCGCGCCGACCACCGGCTACAGCAGATAGGACCACGATCATGGCGCTCAAGGACATGTCGCTCACGCCGGAACAGGCCAAGGCCCAGATGGGCTACTGCTCGCCCGCCGATGGGGATGACGACGCCGACGACAGCGGCCCGAAGTATCCGTGGGGGCTGAGCATCAGCCTGGACGATGACGCCATGGCCAAGTTGGGCCTGAGCGCGCCGCAAGTCGGCTCGACCATGCACATGTTGGCTGTCGTCCAGATCACCAACTACGGGCTGAACGAGGACCAGAAGGGCAGCGATCAGAGCATGACGCTCCAGATCACCGCCATGGATCTTCAGCCCGCGGGCAAGCCCGATGTGATGAGCCGCGCCGCCGGGAGCATCTACGGCGGCAACAACGACTAGGAGCGACCACCATGCAGATCGATCTCGCCGTTGTCGGCGGCCAGCCCGCTGGCGTGAAGAACCTGTCCCAGCCGTGGGACGGCAACATCGGCTTGCTGGCCGCGCCCATCGGCTCCACGCTCGTGGGGCAGTCCTCGGCCAACCAAGCCAACGCCCAGGCGCAGGTGACGCTGGCCGGTGCGGCTGGGTTGACCACCTACCTGACCGGCTTCGTGATCACGGTTGGCGGCGCTACGGCGGCTGCTCAGGTTCTGGCGACGATCACCGGGCTGCTGGGTGGGACCATGACGCTTCCGGTCTCGGTGCCCGGCGTGGCCACCAGCGCGGACCAGCCCATCGTGGTGAGCGGCCTGAACATTCCGGCCTCGGCCGTCAACACCGCCATCGTGCTGACGCTGCCGGCGCTGGGCGTGGGCAACACTGCCGCTGCGGTCAGCCTGTTCGGCTACCAGAAGTAGGCTTCAGCGTCGGGTGTACGTTCCGCTCCTCGCTCGCGGCATCTTCAGCCCATGAGTGAGGGCTACAACCCGTTCGATCTTGAAGCCAACGCGGAGGATCAGGCCGCTCGTAAAGAGCGTCTGGCCTCCGAACTGCGCGACGAGATCGGCGATCTCAAGTGGCTCATGTCTCAGAAGCGCGGCCGGCGGGTTGTCCACCGGACGTTGGCGCATGCGGGGATGTATCGATCAGGCTTCAGCGAGAGTGCTTCCGTGATGTCCTTCAACGAAGGCCAGCGGAACACCGGGTTGCGTCTCGTGGCGCTCCTGATCGCCGAGTGCCCAGAGGACTACTTGGCCATGCTGAAGGAGAAGTACGTTGGCTGACGCGATCACAGGCGAAGGCACCGCGGCCGTTGCCGCTGAAGCAGCTCCGGCTGCCGAGGCTGTTGCCGCCGCTGCACCAGCCGCAGCCGCAACTGCGACGACGGGCGATAACGGCGAAGCCAAAGCGGCTGAACAAGCAGGCGATGGTCAGGGTGCCGCGAAGCCCGATGGCGGCGATGCCGCCAAACCTGAAGGCGAGAAGCCGGCGGGCGACGATCAAGGCGCGAAACCCGAGGCGAAAGCCCCGGCCGAATACGCCGAGTTCAAAGCCCCCGAAGGCGTGCAGCTCGGCGAAGCCCTGCCTGCGGACCTGAAGTCGCTCGCCAAGGAACTGGACCTCACGCAGGACCAAGCCCAGGCCGTTTTCGATCTGGGCGTGAAGCAAGCGCAGAACCTCGCCACCCGCATCGCGGAGGGTCAGGTGGCTCAACAGGCCGTTCAGCGCGAGGCGTGGGCCGACCAGTCGAAGGCTGACCCCGAGTTCGGTGGCGACAAGTTCGACGCCAACCTCGCGGTCGCGAACCGGGCTTTCAAGCAGTTCGGGTCGCCGGCCTTCATCGACCTGCTGATGAAGTCAGGCCTGTCGAACCACCCCGAATTCGTTCGGACGTTCCTCAAGGTCGGGCAGGCGATCAGCGAAGACACCGCCGTGACCGGCAGTGGCGACGGGGCGCGGACCAACAAGCAGGACCGATCCCACGAAGCCATCGCGGGCCGCATCTACAAAAAGGCTGGCTAAGGCCGCCGCAAACCCCTGACCAGAGCGAGAACAGACCATGGCCACCCTGGGCGCTTCCAACCTCACCCTCCTCGATTGGGCTGAGCGCGTCGATCCTGACGGCAACACCTCGGACGTTGCCGAGCTGCTGACGCAGATGAACGAAATCCTGATGGACGCCGTGTTCATCGAAGGCAACCTGCCGACCGGCCACCGCGTGGCCGTCCGCACCGGGCTGCCCGCCGTCTACTGGCGCGCCCTGAACGCCGGTGTGCCCACCAGCAAGTCGACCACCGCCACGGTCGATGAGGCCTGCGGCATGCTGGAGGCCTACAGCGAGGTGGACAAAGACCTCGCGATGCTCAACGGCAACACCGACGAGTTCCGCCTGTCTGAAGACGTGGCCTTCCTTGAGGCCATGAACCAGACCCAGGCCGCGACGATGTTCTACGGGAACCCCGGTTCGGACCCGAAGCAATATCTGGGCCTGTCGCCGCGCTATTCGGCGATCTCTGGCGCGACCAACGGTCAGAACATCCTTGACGGCGGCGGCACCGGCTCCAACAACGCCTCCATCTGGCTGATCATCTGGAGCAAGATGACCGTCTTCTGCCCGTTCCCGAAGGGCTCCAAGGCGGGCCTGCAAGTCCAAGACCTGGGCGAGCAGACCATCTACGACGGCAACCTGCCGGGGGCCGGGCGCTATCAAGCGCTGCGCACGCACTACCAGTGGAAGAACGGCCTCGCCGTGAAGGACTGGCGCTACGTCGTGCGCATCTGCAACATCAACGTCACGAACCTCGTGACCGAGAGCACGCCGGCCAACCTGATCAAGCTGATGACGCGCGCCCTGTTCCGGGTGCCGTCGCTGCGCCTCGGCAAGGCCGTCTTCTACATGAACCGAACGGTGGCCGAGATGCTGCCGATCCAGGGCTTCAACACCTCCACCAACGCGGTGAAGGTGCAGGAGGCCCTGAGCCAGTTCGGCGACGGCGGCCAGATCGTGCAGATGACGTTCCTCGGAACGCCGATCCGCCTGTGCGATCAGTTGCTGAACACGGAAGCGCGCGTGGTCTAATCGCGTAGCTTAGCGGCTGGCGGATGAGCTAGATAATGACCCAAACGGATACCAAACTCTTCGGGCGTCAAACCCATGTTGCGCAACAGCCCCTCGGCTATGTTGCATGGATGGCAGAGAAGTCCGCGTGGTTGGCCGTTGTCGTGGTCATGATCTACGCGCACGTGCTGGCCGCTAAGCTCGCGGCGACACACACCGCACCGTCCATTTTGGACTTCGGTAAGTTTAGCTACAGCCTCAGCGCCGAGGCCTGTGCGTCGTTCTCGTTGATCGGCCAGCCGCTTTTGCCAGTAGCCTTTATCCAGCTTCTTGCGCTCGCGACGGCTCTTGGCTTTGGCCATGTTGACGGGATCGAGTTGATAAGCTCGGCGACGGGCTTTGCTCTCTGGTTTAGCGTCGTGTTCCTGGCGCTTGGCCTTTCGATTTTCGTCACTTTCGCGAGACACGACGCAGCCCTCATCAACCCTTTTGGTTCGCGTCGTGTAGCACGCGGCCTAGGAGAACTGAAATGATCACCGACGCCTTCCTGCAACTCGACGCTTCCAATGCGTCGATCCGTGGTGCGAACACCTACGTTTCGCAGAACACCATCGACCTGAGCCAGAACCGCGAAGTGGGTTCGGGCGAGCCGGCCAAGATCCTCTACAACGTCGAAGTGGCGTTCGCGGGCGGCACCCAGGTCACGGCCCAGATCATCACCTCGGCCAACGCCAACCTCTCGACCCCCACGGTGATCGGGCAGTCCGCGCCCATCGTCACCGCGGCCTTGGTGCTGGGCGCCCTGTTCGCTCAGTATATCCCCGAGGTGCTGTCGCCGATGAACGCGGCGGTGGCCGGCCAGATCGGCGGCGTGGGCTCGACCGGCCAGCGCTACCTGGGCGTTCAGTACGTCTCGACCGGCACCTACACCGCCGGCACCATCTCCTCGCGGGTGGTTGTCGATACGGTGGACGTGAAGTTCTACCCGGTCGGCTACACCATCCTCTAACGTCCATGGGCTGTGCGGCCTTTGGCCGTGCGGCCCATGTGGTTAGCGGATGGCCCGCTTTTGGGCTTCATAAGGAGGGCCACATGGCCAAGGAAACCGAAGACACCCGAGCCTCGTTCCTCGTGAAGGAGAAGTCCTTCCTGGGACACGCCATCCACGAGGAAGGCGCGACCTTCTATATCGACCCGGAAACTCATCCGGCCGACAGCTTCATCAGCGACAACCTGTCGCCGTCGAACGCCATCGCCCAGAAGATGGTCGATGACCAGAAGGAGCCCCACCCCGACAAGTCCGCCGGCAAGAAGGTCAAGGCCGCCCCCAAGGCAGCGCCCGCGGCTGAAGCGCCTGCGCCCGAAGCCGAGGAGCTGGCAGACGCCGATCTGGGCTGAGGCCCCTTCGCTGTCTTAGCACCTTAGTTGGGCGGCGGGCTCGGGCGACCGGCCCGCCGTTCTCGGTTCAGGGGTATATCATGACCACCGATGTGGGCATTTCCAATCTGGCTCTCTCGCACCTCGGCGACAGCGCCAACATTCAAGACCTGACTGAGCCGAGCGCCCAGGCGGGCTACTGCAACCAGTTCTACCCCATCGCCCTGAACACCCTGCTGGAGATGTTCCCGTGGAAGTTCGCGACGCGACGCATCCTGCTGGCCCCGCGCAGCGACATCACGATGGGCTCCTGGCAGTACGTCTACAACGAGCCCGACCAGTGCGTGAAAATCTGGGCGATCCTGCCGGACCAGTACACGCGCGACATCGAAGAGGTGCAGGAGTTCGATTGCGAGACGGACAGCACCGGGCAGGCGCTCATCCTGACCAACTCGCCCAACGCAACTGCGCGCTACACCGTCTACGTGAGCGACCCGGCCAAGTTCACCCCGCTGTTCGTGGAGGCTTTCGGCTGGTTGCTGGCCTCGTACATCGCCGGGCCGCTGGTGAAGGGCGACACAGGCGCGCAGGAGGCCGTGCGCTGCTATCAGTCGTTCCTGGCCATGTTCGCCCGCGCCTCCACCTCCAGCGCCAACCAGCGCATGCACCGCGTCGAGCACTACCCGGACTGGATCAAGACCCGGTTCGCCCGCATCCGTGACGTGACGACGCGCTGATGACGATCCGCGGCATAGAGCAGAGCTTCAGCGGCGGTGAGCTGACCCCGGAGTTTTTCGGCCGACTGGCCGACGCCAAGTATCAGGCTGGCCTCGCCGTCTGCCGCAACTTCGTCTGCCTGCCCCACGGCCCCGTCGCCAACCGCGCGGGCTTCGGCTTCGTGCGCGAGGTGCAGAACAGCGCCAACAAGACCTGGGTGCGCCCGTTCGCCTACTCGACCACCCAGACCATGGTGCTGGAGCTGGGCACCGGCTACATGCGCTTCCACACCCAGGGCGCGTCGCTGCTCTGCGGCACGGTCACGGCATGGTCGTCGCTGACCAACTACGTGCAGGGCGGCCTCGTCTCCCTGGCCGGCGTGAACTACTACTGCATAGCGGCAAACATCAATCAGGCCCCGCCGAACGCCACCTACTGGTATCCAGAGCCCGCGAACGGCGTCTACGAAATCCCCACGCCCTACGCCTCGGTGGACATCGGCGCGATCAGCTACGTGCAGTCGCAGGACGTGCTGACGCTGGTGCACCCGAACTATCCGCCGATGGAGCTGCGGCGCCAGGGCGCGGTGCAGTGGGTGCTCACCACCATCTCGTTCGCCAGCTCCTTGGTCCCGCCCACCGGACTGGCCGCGGTGCCCACGGTGACGGGCACCGGGCTGACCGTGCAGGACTACGTTGTCACCGCGCTCGGCGGCACGGCGAACGATGAGAGCCTGCAATCCGTCCACGCGACCTGTTCGAACAACCTGAACGCGGTCGCCAGCTTCAACACGCTCACGTGGTCCGCCGTCACCGGGGCGATCTTCTACAACGTCTACAAGCTGTCGAACGGGCTGTATGGCTTCATCGGCACGACCAGCAATCTGACCTTCGCCGACAACAACATCGTGTCCGACCTGAGCCAGACGCCGCCCCTGGCCGTGAACCCGTTCGCGAGCAGCGGGAACTATCCTGGCGCCGTAACCTACTTCGATCAGCGGCGGTGCTTCGGCGGCACGCTCAACCAGCCTCAAAACTTCTGGGGCACGCAGTCCGGCACCGAGAACAACCTCCAGTTCTCCGTGCCCACCCGCGACGCCGACAGCATCCAGTTCAAGATCGCCGCGCTGTCGGCCAGTACGATCCGCCACCTGCTGCCGATGAACAGCCTGCTGATCATGGCCAGCTCGGTGGAATACCAGATGAACACGGGCGGCAACATCGGGCTCGTGCCCGGTGGCTTCTCGCTGCCGCCGCAGAGCTATGTCGGCTCCAGCGTGGTCAAACCGCTGATCGTCAACAGCAACGTGCTGTTCGCCTCGGCCCGCGGCGGCCACATCCGCGAGATGACCTACAACCTCTACAGCGGCGGCTTCCAGACCAGCGACCTGAGCCTGCGTGCGCCGCACCTGTTCGACAACCTGACCATCGTGGACAGCGCCTTCAGCAAGAGCCCCTACCCCATCGCATGGTTCGTCTCGGCCAACGGCACCCTGCTCGGCAACACCTACGTGCCCGAGCAACAGGTCGCCCCCTGGCACCGGCACGACACCATCAACGGCCTGTTCGAAAGCATCTGCGTCGTCGCCGAGGGCAACGAGGACGTGCTGTACGCGGTGATCAACCGCACGATCCAGGGCGTGGCCAAGCGCTACATCGAGCGGCTGGCCTCCCGGTTCTTCCTCAATCAGAGCCAGTGCTTCTTCGTGGACGCCGGGCTCACCTACTCCGGCGCGCCGGCTACGGTCATCACCGGCCTGGACCATCTGAACGGCCAGACGGTCAGCATCCTGGGCGACGGCGCGGTGCGTCCGCAGCAGGTTGTCGGCCCGGTGGGCGGCGGCATAGGCGTCACGCTGGACCAGCCAGCGAGCTTCGCGAACATCGGGCTGCCGATCACCGCGCAGCTCCAGACGCTGCCGCTGGCGTTCGACGCCCAGGGATTGGGCCAAGGCCGCACAAAGAACATCGTCGCCGTGTGGTTGCGCGTCTTCAACAGCCTCGGCATCTTCGTCGGCCAGTCGTTCGACAAGCTGTTTGAAGCGAAGATCAGGACCACCGAAAACTTCGACAACCCGCCTGCGCTGCGGACTGGCGAGGTGGAGGTGAAGCCCGGTGCGGCCTGGGAAGACAGCGGGCAGGTGTGCGTGCAGCAGAACGACCCGTTGCCGCTGACCATCGTCTCCATGTCACTGGAGGCCGCCATCGGCGGCTAGGGTGTACGTTGACCGCAGCTCAAGCGCCACATTGCCGGCATGCCTAGCCCCACGTCCAATTTCCTGGGCCTGTCAGACGCCGGCGCCATCGGCGCAGCGGGCATCGTCTCCGGCGCTGTAGGCGCTGTCACGGGTGCGATCGGCAGCTACTACGCCGCCCAGGAGCAGAAGACCGCGCTCCAGCTCGCAGCGACCACGGCGCAGCAACAGGCGCAGCTCGCGCACGTCCAGGCCACCAACGACCTGGGCGTGGCCCAGACCAATAGCGACACCACGCTGGCGCTCGCGCACCTGAACGACAACATGACCACCGCGACGACGGACATGAACGTCCAGCTCGCGACGGCCACGAACGACTTCAACCAGCAAATTTTCTCGGCCAACGAGCAGATCGTCCAAGGCCAGGGCGAGATGGAGGCGGCCGTCCACACCGGCAACGCGGCCCTGGATGAGACGTATGCCCAGCAGGCCCTGATGAAGGGCGCTCAGCAGGAGCAGCAGAGCGATCTGCACTATGCCGCGATCAAGTCCACCCAGCGCGCTTCGCTGGCCGCCTCCGGTGTCACGCTGGATGAAGGTTCGGCGCTGCACATGCAGTCCGACACCGACTACATCAGCGGCATCGACGCGGCGACGATCCACACCAATGCGGTGAACGCCGCCCTGGGCTACCGCATCCAGGCGGGCAACGAGCAGTTGGCCGCGACCTTCGCGCGAGTGAACGCGCAGTCGCAAGGCCTGACCCTTCAGGGGCAGGCGCTCAATGCGAACATCAACAGCGAGACGGACGTCAGCAACATGAAGCTGACCGCCTCGTTTCAGATCCTCCAAAACGACGCCAACGCCACGATCACCAGCGCCAATGACCTGAACGCCGGCCGCACGGCGGCCTTCAACGACAACCTGAAGGCCACCACGTTCGGCGCTCAGGCCGGCCAGGACAGCGTTGCGGCCTCGGCTATCTCGCCCTTCGCGGTGGGCGCAAGCACGCTGCTCTCCGGCGCAGCGGCCGTGGACAGCAAGTGGTACACCCTGGCCAACGCGGGCGCGTTCAACACCCCAGGGGGCTAAGCCATGGCACGAGTGCCAACAGTCACCGGCCCCGATGTCGGCTTGAGCGGGCCTACGGGCGCGCAAGTCTCCGCGCCGCAGAGCACGCTGCTGGGCGGCACGCTGAGCGCGCCGAAGCTGGTGGACCCGCAAGTCCAGCTCGATCAGGTTCAGAACCCGCAGATCGATGAGAACGCCGCGCAGCCTGGGCTGAACTTGGCCTTGGCCGCAATCCCCGGCCAGCAGGCCGAGCGCATCGGCGGCAACCTCATGTCGGCCGGCGGCGAGATGGATCAGCTCGCCCAGCAAATCCAGCTCCAGACCAACGCCGTGGTCACGGACAAGGCGGTCAACGA